ACAAACGAGTTGACCCCTGCCTCCTCCAGCCCATCCACCGCAACATCCACTTCGCCCAACGTCCTGTGGAACGTCTGGCTATAGATGCTTTTATCCTTGATCCCGACTACGCAGTACAGACCTTCAGGGGGAAGTACGACCCCCAGAAATTCTTGTCTGGTAGGCATGGTCACTCATTTTCGGTGTGTTTGGCGTTCAGGCGGTCGATCAGTTTTTGAATTTTCTCACCCATGCGGCGGCTTGGTTTGGTCTTACCGCTGAACCAGTTGTAGACGGTGGGGCGAGATACGGCGAACACATCAGAGACTTCAGCTACCGTGTACCCATGCTTCAGGCAGACACGCCCCAGTTCTACAGCCACGCCCGCTTTGCTTTCGTCAGCAAGAGAGTCAGTTATTTTTTGTGAAAACCCACGTCTGGTCATCATCTTCTCCAAGGATTGGGGTGCGGATCATACCGCACCCCACTTTTAATTATTGTACTTTTTAAATTAACCTTCGTCGTCCCACTGATCCAGTACATCGGCCAGCTTGGACTTGGGTGCAACAACCTCTTCCTTCTTGCCAGCCCGTTTCGTTGGCTCAGACGGGGCTTCCGCCTCGTCATCCTTCGGCTCCTGTGCCTTGGGCTTGGCCAGCTTGGGGATGGCAGGTGCAGCGGTGGCATCAGCTTCCTTGGGCGGGGAGTACGACACCTTCACAGCGTCCTTGGATTCCTGCGTCTCACCCCGGGCGTTGATCATCTCAAACTCTTCCTCAGTCAGAGGACGGGTTGCACGGAAGACCAGTTTGGGGGTTTCGCTGTTGGTGTCAAACTTCATCTCAGTAACGACGTTGTTGACGTTGACATTGAACCCGGACAGGAACGTAGCGTAGGCGTTCAGACCCAGCTTGCCTTCTTCCTTGGCAAAGATCGACTGTGAGGGCAGCGACAACTGAAACAGGTCACCCTCCATGTCATTCTCCAGCACCACGGCGATCAGGCGGTCGTACTTACATGCTGCACCCTTGCCATTGCTGGCCGATCCCTTGACGTTCTTCGGGCAGTTAGCGCAGGTCGAACCTTGCGGGTCACTGGCCTTGGCATCGGGGTTCTTGCCATTGGCGCTCCAGCATGCGGGGGAAGCCTTCTGACCCGCCACGAATGGCTTGTCATAGTAGGCACGGGATACATCGGGCGCTACGTTCACGATCACTACCGGCATGTTGCGCTCTTCGCGGGTGGCAATTTCTTCACCGTTGACAACCAAACGGAACATGTTGCCGCGAATCGAGATGCGCTTACCACCACCGCCACCACCGCTCAACAGAGACTTGGTGATTGCATTCAGGGGTTGCGACTTGAGGTACGAGGGTACTCCGGACTTGAACAGCGTTACTTCGTTGGACATGATGTCTCCTGTTATTTACGACGGACGGTTACTTCATAGTGGCTATCAGAATTCAACCCGGGCGGTAACTTGTCCGGATGTTCTTCCAAATAGTTTTTCATATTGGTCTGGTGAATCCTCCTCTCCAAAAGGTCAACTGCATCATTTTGTTTGACGAACGAATGCATCTGCTCCCAATCAGAAGTCCAGTACCGGGTCTTCACGGTTCGCACCACGGTCCCGAAATCTGTCCTCAGACTGTTTGCTCCGATGGTCTCGCACGTCTCAAGCAACTTGGACCTAACTTCGTCCATCTGTGCATCAAGATTGGCAACCTCAGATTCATACGCATGCGTGAGTTCCTGCTTACGATCCCGCATCTTGATAAACACACGCACAAGTTTATCGGCGGGTATGGTTTCATCATTCATTTACTTCTCCCAGTTCTTCTTTGTATAGGTCAACCAAACGCTGATGGGTATCGACTTTGTTCTGTAGCATCTGATACATCTTTCGTTCAACACGACTACCTTGCAGATGCACGATGGTTACCTTGTTCACTTGACCCGCACGATGCACTCGGGCGTTGGCTTGAAGGTACGTCTCAACACTCATCACAGGTGACCAGTACACAACCACGTTGGCAGCATGCAGCGTTACTCCGTGCGATGCAGCTTGCGGTTGGATTACCAACACCTGCGGGTTTGGCGTAGTTTGGAACCTGTTGAATATCTCGGTTCTCTTGTTTGGTGATACAGCGCCATTGATAACTTCTGTCACATACCCTTGCTTCTTTAGCCACTCGGACACCATGAGTAGGCTGTGGGTGTATGGCACAAATACCAATACCTTATGACTTGCTTCCTCCACAACTTCCTTCAGTGCCTGTAACCGGTCAGAGCAATCAAACTCAATGGTGTCACGATTGTCTGTGTACACCGCGCCACCCGATATTTGCAGTAGCTTGTTTAAGTTTGCCGCCGCTGTCGGGGCACTGATCTCTTCACCTGCTGCTACCATCAACTGATCCTTCAACATCTTCTCGTAGTATTTAGACTGCTGTGCGGTTAGCGGTACATCTCGCGTCACGTACATCATGTCAGGAAGGTCGAGACACTCTTCCTTTGTGAACCGGATAGCTGGCTGAAGTGCCTTGAACACTACCTCGGTTGCATTTGTTTTCGGAACCCACTTGAAGCGCGTGATGTTGTTCATCACCTGATCACGGAATGCACCAAAGAATTTGGGTACTCCATTCGGGTTGACCAGACGGGCAAGCCCGTACGCATCGCTTGGGTCTTGTGATGCGGGTGTTCCAGTCATCAACCAAACCCATGTCTGTGGCTTGATGATTTTGTTCAGGGTCTTCCATCGTTTCGTGTGCACATTCTTGTATGCGTTGGCTTCATCCACAATGATCAGGTCAAACCGTCCATCTTCCACGATGGCATCCGACACGATCTCCAACCCGTCATAGTTGATGATCACGAACTCAGCCTCACCCATGATCACTGAACGGCGTTTCTCACGGCGCGGGTTGTGCGCTATGTCGAACGTGCGGTGCATAACGAACCGGAACAGATCACCTTGCCATGCTGAACCCATGATCGACACCGGGCAGATCACCAACACCCTGCGTACCTTCTTAGTATTCATCAGGTAATCAGCAGCCCATATCGCTGCACCTGTCTTGCCTGTGCCCTGTGAGTTGAAACAGAATGCTCTGCGATGTAGCGTGAGGAATTGTGCGGTAGCGATCTGATGTTGAAACGGTCTGTGCATTCCCGGCCAACTGTATTGCTTGAGGATCGGGGATGGCACGTTCTTGATGCGCATGTTCTTTAGTACTTGCGCTTCTTCCAAACCCCAACGCACCAATACTTCGTGATCACCAATCTGCTTACTGCATGGGATCACAGAGGTGATCTTTGATGGATCACGTACCTTTAGTTGTAGTGCTTTGTTGTTAAGTATTTGCATTGATGCTTCTGCTTCCCAAAGGACTTTTTGGGCGAGGTGAAGGTTTCACCTAGCCCGACTACTTTACTTAAATTTTGAACACGCCACCTCTGAGGGTGGTTTATTCCCAGTATATTGCTCCCCCTTGCGGGGGTCTGTCAACTACTTTTTACTGACGTTGCGCTTGACCGTGTGGTCACTGTTACGGCTGAAGCTGCGGTTGTTGCTGGCCGACTTAGCCCGAAGGTTACCCGTGCTGTTTGTGCCGCCTTTAGACAGAGGCAGCACATGGTCTACATCCTTGCCATCACCCTTGTGGACAGCACCGGTCTTCATCAGCTTGGCACGGGCAGCGTTACGCTCTGTGCGTTTCTTGATTTGCTCGGGCTTACCTTGGTATTGCTCGTACTCTTTCTTGTACGGGCGGGGTTTGTTGACGTAAGGCATGCTGCCTCCTATTTATTCTTTCCGTTGTGAACACAGCTACTCACCGGACACCAAGCGCGGCAGGTGAAGTTCTGCTTTGCATTCCACACACCATGATCGTAGGAATACTCCAACTGATCTGATTGATCCAACCACTTCTGCCACCGTTTTTCTTCCTCGGCACGGTGGAAGTTTTCCTTGACAAACGCAGTATGCACCACAAAAAGCAACCCTGCTTTGACAGTCTGTACCTGCGGGAAATGCTTGAAGGTTGCCAGTGCCAACAACTCCAACTGCTTGGTGTCAGGATACCCTGACTTGCCAGTTTTGTAATCCACCACCCGGGCAATGTCGCCATCTACGATCAGCAAATCAGCGATACCACGCCACCATGCATTAGAGTCTGAGAAGGAACACGCCTCCAAATCCCGCGTAATGCCCATCTGATGTTCGCAGTACTTGTCACCGTCAAACTTCTTCAGACGATCCAACGGATCAACCATGTACTGAAACGCTTCAGGCATGGGGGTTCCATCCCGCACGTAGTCTTCAGCAGCTTTGTGTACGACTAGACCATAACGCATCTGCTCGGACTCTTCTTGCTTGATATCCTTCGCAACCCGCAAGTGGAAATACTTCTTGGGGCATTGTTGGAATAGCGACATGCTGCTGTATGACCACCTGACCATTAGCAATCTCCGTAGGTTTTCCCGAATCCTGATTCACAGTTCAGGGGCAACCCATCTGCCCATGACGGAAGCCAGCGCATGCAATCTTCTACATACGTCTGTGCTTGTCCTGCCTCTTCCTCGGGCGCGACGATAGCTATCGCATCATGCACCGTCATGACAACCCGGTACTTCCGTGCGATACGCAGCATCTGTTTGGCAATGATACACCGAGCCAAGTGCTGGATCATGTTCTCCGTGAACGTCCCACCCCAAATGCTGGTGATGCCTGTGCGCGAGGTGTAGATCGCCTGACGCTTGCCGTTCTCTGCCGTATGAAACCGCAGGTTGTGGTAGTGCATCGGGATGCCCACCGGGGTGGACACGCGGTTGATCCCCACATCCCCGGCCACGATGATCCCCGGGCGCTGCCCCCACCCCCGGCTGCTTTGCTCGACCATGGCTTGGATACAGGCATCCCCGTCCCGCCACAACTCAGGGATGCGCGGGTAGCTTTCCCGGTAGGTATTGACGATGTGCGTCGCCTCATCGTGAGAGAGTTCAATGTTTGACTGTTTCATGAACGAGGCGAACTTCTTGCCACCCAACCCGTACCCAGCGCCCAGCACCACGGTCTTGCCCACGAACCGCTCGGTCTTGTTGATCTGACCAATAGGCTTGTTGTAGATGCGCGAAGCCATGATCCTGTACACATCATGCTCCTGCTCTTCCAACAACACCCCAGTGCGCTTCTCGTAATCGTTCTTGCGGAAGGTCTCCAACAGGTCTTCCTGCCCCGCCATCCAAGCCAGTACCCGAACTTCGATCTGTGAAGAGTCAGCGTCGATGATGACGTACCCCTCCGGTGCAAGCACAGACTTCTTTAGCGTCCCGGCATCCGGACCACGGCTTGGCAGGTTCTGCATGTTGATCTTGTCCGTACCACCCCAGCGCCCGGTATGGGCAGCGTAATAGCGCAGTGGGATCGGCAGGTTGCCCCGGCTTGCGATGTCAAGGAAGCGTTGTGTGCGCGTCTCCTCCAGTGTGGACTTGACCCCCAGCCGTACCGTGGCAAGGGTCTGCACCTCCAGATTCTCATGCTCCAGCAGCGCCTTCAGTCCCTCGTCCGTCTTGGCAAAGGCGTAGGTATCCTTGCCCGTGGTCGGACTGACCTTCATCGGCGGCTCAACGCCATGCTCGCGCAACAACTCCGCAAACTTGACGTTGCTCATGATGTTCTTCTTGATCTCTTCCGCGTTTCCCGCCACTTGAGCCAGCAGTTCGTCCTTGCGCTTGGCCAGTGTCGCCTTGTGCCGCTCCAACAGCAGGGCATCCAACTCCAACACCGGCTCCGTGAACATGCGGGTAGTCAGGTCGATGACCTTTAACTCGTCCTTGGTGAAGTGCTCCATCATCCGGTGGAACAGGGCGTAGGTCAGGTCAACGTCATTGATGCAGTAGTCACTGTACCGGGTGAGCGCCGCGTCATCAAAATCCACCCGGTGTTTACCTAGCGCGTTGACAACCTCGGTTCCCTTCACACCCAGCCCGTAGTGCTCTACCAACTTTGCAAGGCTACCGCCTACCTCCGAGCCATGCACTGCACGAGCCATAGCCAAGGTATCCGCGATGATGCGCGGTCGGATGTTGAACCTCCAACTTAGGATAGCCATGTCGAACATGGCGTTGTGGGCAACGACGACGGTGTCCCAGTCAAACTTCTTCAGCCACGCCTTGGTTAACTTGTGCGTACCTGAGAACCATTCAGTGACACCATCGTCCACCTTGACCGCAACCCCGATGGTTTCGTACTCATCCCCACGGATGTATTCCTCCGTGGTTATCTTGCTCAGGGAATAGGTCTGGCTGTAGTACGTTTCAAAGTCAACGGTGATCATTGATCCAGTGCCTCTTGCAGCTTACTTATGCAGAACACACGGATGGCACGGGCAGCAACCACGATCTCATCTGCCTTGTCACAGGCAGTCTGCCAGTCATGCTCCAGTAGTGCGTCATGCGCTTCGCGTTGCAGTATTCTGATCTTGATAACGCTCTCGCCGTAGTCAATCATGTGATCCTCGCTGGTTTAATTGCCCTCAATACAAATCGGCAGGTGTCTTCGTTCTCTACCAACGCAACGCCATCGAAGTCGGCCTTGTACATGTAACGGAAGTCAGACATGGGGGTGGTACCTACGTCACGTTCGTATACAGCTTGAGACAGGAACGACAGGCTTGCGCCCTGCACCACACGGGTATGCGACGGGTCACCCCACGCCCATACAGACTTCCACGATGGCACGGTGGCAAAGAACAAGGCGTTCGGTTTCATGATGCGCCAGAACTCTGACCACTGAGCAAAGAAAAACTTGTAGTCACCCTGCGCCCCGGTATGTTCCAGCACCTCGTAAGCATGTATCTCATCAAACGTATTGTCATCGAACGGATACGGCAGGGTGGTTAGGTCATGCGCCACGTCCGGCTTGTGGTCTAGGTTGATGTCTAGCGTTACCAACCCTTGCCACTGGCTCAACTCAGGACTGCTTTGGTCATACATCAGTTTCTCTCGGCGTCTGCCACAGCCGATCAGCAGTTCTTTTCTCATGTCAGTGCCAACTTAAGTATGTTGAAAATCATGAACAGGGTAATGCACATGAACACGCCAAGCCCGAACCCTGTCACCATGCCGCGCTTGTACGCTCTCTCGGTGTAGCGCATCCGTATCTCGTTCTTGCGGTAACGGTTAGGAATCCACTGCATCATTCCCCCTTGCTCGGATAGCTTCAGCACACGCTTCCACTGCCTCTGCGGCTGCGGGCAAGCCAACTGCTTTGCACATTTGCTCTGTCAATACGCAAAGTTCTACACACGCTTCGCGCTCTGCGGCTGCGACAAGGGCGGCAAACTTTTCTAACCTGTTGCCTTCCTCATCATTCCAATGCTTATGCCAATCTAGGCCAGCCTGTTTAGCCAGTTCTCTAATTCGTTCAGTATTCATCACTTCTCCTTCGGCACATAGCCAAGCTTCTCAAGCAGGGCGGGTTCAATCAGCAGTCGGTTCTGCGCTATCTCAGGCGCTTCGGAGTACAGAGCAAAGGTGCGCGTCTCTGACTTCTTGCCCACGGTAATCGTTTCGTACACGCCAAAGATGAATCCTTGCAGATCGTTCGGGTCGCAGTAGATCACCGGTTGCTTGGCTGCTTGTTGTGCTTTAAGTAGTGGGTCCATTTTTCTTCCCTTTGTATTCTTTTAAGTTACTCTTTTTAGGCCACGGTAAAGAGCCTTGTCTTCTTCTTGAAAACTCACTGTTTGATCCACACAAGAATAAGTTTGAGGGTCTGTTGTCTAAACTTTGATTATTTATGTGTATCACTACCTCGCCCCTTTCCAGCATTCTTCCAATCTTCTTGGCGCAAACCATTCGATGTTCAGCCGTGTATTTGCTCACATACCCTTTTCGCTTTCCAATCAAAACGAACCTATGGTTGCTTGTTTTTTGCACATGCATTCCACCTTGAAAATTATGTGCATTAGCGCCAGAGAAAAATTCTCCCTTACATTTTATAGAACATGTTATTTGCGTAGCATCGTGTTGTGTGCTTCGGGGATAAAACATAGCGCCGCAATGAATGCACGACTTTTCTTCAAATTTACGTGAGCCTTCTGCGCGACATTTACTAGAGCAATAGAGCCTCCAACCATCGCCACGAGTAGCAGTAAGTGATCGCGTTGCAGTAAATATACCGCCGCAGTTCTCGCATTCCTTGTCAATAGGTTGAACGCAGTTTTCCAAAAAACATTTTCTACTGCAAAAACGCCGATCTGCGCCGTGGTCAGGTCGTGCCATAAACTTATCGTCACAGTTTACGCATGTGTATTCAATCCTTGGAAGCAAGTCCATTTTGTTACGACAAGTAACTGTGCAAAAACGGGACTTGTTTACCCTGCTATTTGGGCACGAGTAGTCCTTTTTGCAGTACTCGCACTGCTTGATAACAGGTGGCCCATAGGTCACGGGTTCTTCTCCTTGAAGTCTTTGATTTCTTGGTTCATTTGAAAGTTCTCGGCGTACAACTTGGCGATCACTTGTTTGTTTTCCCTGTCCCGCTTTGCCATCACCATGACAAACTCTTCAAACTCACTTTGTACTGACTTCAGCTTGGTGCGTATTGATGTTGCTGCATGCCAAACATAATCTTCGTTGATGCCTTCACTGGCAATCTCTTCGTTCATGGTTTCCCTTTCAGTATTCATTCATTCCCCCTTGCTCTGATAGCTTCAGCACACGCTTCCACTGCGGATGTGGGCAAGCCAACTGCTTTGCACATTTGCTCTGTCAATACGCAAAGTTCTACACACGCCTCGCGCTCTTCGGCTTGGGCTATTTGGATCAATCGCTCCGCGTAGTCGGCGTGAATGATCGGCAGCCAATTCGTCTCGGTGGCTAGGTGAAGTCCAGCCTTTTGCGCCATGCGTAATGCTTTGTCTTTATCCACCGTTCTTCTCCCTCAACTTGGCTTCTATCTTGTCAAACAGTTCGCGTGTGTAGCCTTTGATCGGTCCTGAGTATGACCCAACGATTTCTTTGATCTCGTCGTCGGTCAGGCTTTGCCATTCGCGCTTTGGTTGCCATCCAAGTAGGGTTGCAATACGCTTGGCCGCAGACTTGTCAATCACGCCTTTCTCTTCCGGTATGTATTGCATGATCTGTCTCTTTCTCCATCCGTTAGCTGTCACAGCACAATCCCGCTATTGGGATCGCGGATCACGTCCATCTCCCACTTACCGTCCTCACCGCGCCGTCCATCAATCGGCCAGTAGTGGGTGCAATTCTCCGGGCCATACTGCGCCCAAACTTGGTAGGGCGTTGTCTGCGTAGCTGTGTGTCGGTAGCACGTATCTTTTTTGTTGCATCCCGCGCCGGGACACATAGTGATATCAGGCATCTTTCTTCTCCCGTGCTTCCATCTCTCTGATATCCATCGCAGCATCAGCCACGCCGTGCCAATCCTTCTGCTTCACCTTGAGCAGCAGGTACGCAATCATCACTTCAATATCACTCATCCCAGCACCTTCCCAATCCACAGCAACGCGCCAATCACAGCGACACCGAACCCCATCATCATCGTTGCTGCACAAGCGTCCTCAAACCACGTACCCCTGTCTTTGCTGCTATTGATTGGGTCGCAAAACATGATGAACACTACGAACGACACAACAATCATGAACAACCCGCCAAAAAATATCATGTCTTCTCCTTCCTTGAATGGTATGCCTGTAGACAACTTTCGTTAACGCATGCTTTGCACCAACTGGCCAGCGTTCTGTACTTGGTCTTGCGGTACGCAGTTGGCGGCTTTACTTCTTTGCACATCGTGCATCGTGCCGGTTGATCCATCGGCCTCTTCGTTCTTGTCGTTTGCGGCACTTGCCTCTGCCTCCAGTTTGCGTACGTACAATGTATTGATTCGCCACAGCATGTTCTTCGCTCGGTTCTTGCCCTCAAACTGCAACACCATGCCGTGTCTCCTGATCAACCCCTCCCTCAACATCTTCTGCAACTGCGCTCCCACGGTTTGAACCTTGATGCCAAGCTGTCCGGCTATGTTGTGCGTGGTGATTTCT